AGCCTACCTTCTTGATCGCATCGGCCAACGTGCCGCGCGCCAGGTGCGCGTATCGCTGCGTCGTCTTCTTGTCCTTGTGGCCAAGGACCCCTCCGACCGTGTACAGGTCCACCCCGTTATTCACCATCTCGCTAGCCGTGCTGTGACGCAGGTCGTGCAGGTGCAGGTAGTCGAAGCCTGCCTCGGTCATGGCGCGCCGGATCAGCCGCTGGAGCCACAACTTCCCCCATTTAAACGGAAGGTAACGCAAGAGCACGCGCACGCGCGGGTGCATCGGCACGAACCTTCTTTCGCCGTTCTTTGTATCGGTGAGGATGAAGCCATCGTCGTGGATCTGCCCCTCCCCGCCCAAGCTCAGAGTTTCGCCCAGGCGCATGCCGCTATAGAACGAAATGCGCACCAGCGCCCTCGCCTGCCGGTCACTGCACCGCCGCGCGATCTTGAGCATTGCCGCGCGGCCCTCATAGAAGTGGCGCTCATTGCGCACGATCGGCATCGGGACGGAATAGCGTGCGTTCTGGTCGCCCAGGCCGTGCATGGCGCGCGCGTAGTTGCAAGCTGAGCGAAGGTAAGACAGGCGGGCCTTCAGCGTGGCTGGCGCCCAGTCTGTTTCTGCATCGGTGATTTCCTTCGCCACGTCGGCCAGCTCGTCCAGGTAGCGGCCATCGAAGTAGCCATGGATCAGCGCCAGCTCTTTGATGATGGCATCGCCAGTCTTCAAATGCGGGCAGCGATAATCTACATAGAGATCAACCGCCGATTGGATCAGGATGCGCGCTTTGATGGCACCAGTTGCAACGCCGTAGATGCGGGCGCTTTCGCTTTGGTCGAACGCTTGGGCTTCGTCGCGACCCCAAGCCGTTGGAAGCAGTTTTGAGGCGCGAACGCGCTCGCCTTGGATGACTTTGTTAAACTCAAATCGCCAGCGACGGTTGCGTTGATCGTAACGTATCGGCATTTTGCTTTGTAGTCGAGGATGTCTTGTTCTTCGAAACGGATGCACTTCTTCCCCATCCGGTGACACGGGATCGGCCCTAATGGCGCCGCCAGGTCATACATTGTTCGCTGGTCAATACCGAGCATCGCCGCAGCGGCCTTGGCGTTGATCATCTTTCCCTCCTCTTACATTGTTTGCACATCAACTGCTCACCTTCAACCCCGGGGTGCATGACCTTGTCGCGCCTCATGTTAGTATTCCCGCAAATTTCAAAGGAGAAACATGAGCGAAAGCGCTTGGCAAAAACTCGGCTTTGCAGCGCTGGCTGTAATCATCTTCGTCTGCACTCTGGTGGTCATCCGATGGGCCATTGAGTTCATCACGTGGTCGAACATCGATTCCGGCTGGGCTCAGGCGATAGGAGCGGTCGCCGCCATAGGTGTTGCAATTTGGGTCGCTCATAGGGACTCTCGTGAAAGGCGTGACGAGCGCCATGCTGTGGCGATCGTTGCCGCCATAGAAATGCATATCCAAGTAGACATGCTTCTGCTTCACTTGAACGCCATAAAAAACACGGCAGAGTTCGCAATGGAGAGAGGTTCTGATCCCGGCGACTTCAAAACACTGCTCGATCACACAAATGATTGGCCCTACTGGACAGTGGAAGAAATCGCGAGGTTGGCGCCACTGCCCAACAGGTGCGCCCTTAATCTTGCGCAAGGCATGTCTACACTTTACGGAGCGAAGGCGATGCTTGAAGCAAGCGTTGCCGCGGCGGAAAATCTGAGCACGAAAAGTCGTGACGAACGGTTGAAGTTGCTTCAGAAATTTTGCGACAAAGCTCGAAAACAACTCTATGGCGCACGCATGGGCATGAGCAGTGCTGATATTAAGTGGCGCGAGTGATAGGAGTTTCTCGTGCATGACCCAGAATCTCATATTGTCGAAGGCATCCGTATTTGGATTGAGGCAAGGCAATTTGGCGCACGCCTTTGGGACGCCCGCTTCTGTAGAGCAGTAGGCGACGCCCCTGCTGAAACAGTAATGATCTTCGCGGCTTTGAATCATGAGCTCTATCGTCTGTCAGCGTTTCAATTCAGCCGACGCGATGCGATCGACGCGGCAAAAACCGACTTCCTGCGCCTGCTGCAACATAACGCAGATCTGAGAAACTTGTGCATCCACGATTGGCCGAGACTCACTTAGAGCAGTCCCTGCAGACATCGCTGTCACCGTCGAACTTGGTCAGGCCCCGGCGCTCCTGGCACACCCGACACTTGCGACGCGCCCTGGTATTCGGCGACAACGACGTGACCGCCTCCCTCGGCGACACGCGAGCGAGGAACTGCTCCAGCTGCTCACGCTGCGTCGGCGTCAGCTCCATCTTCGTCGCGCCCTGCTGGATGCACAGGACGCCAGTGGAAAAGAAGCCCAGCACCAGGGGCACATCGGCCTGCACTTCCGGTTTTTCGCTAGGCTTCGCGGCACGAGGCGCGACCGGCGCGCGGCGGACGTATGGCCGCTTCGTCTTCGGCTCGGCCTGGGCCTGCACCTGTTCCTTGGCCGGTGGGTGCAGCTCGTCCTCCAATGCTTCCGCTGCTGCCGCGTCTACGCCATTCGCGCGGCGGCTGAGCTGGTTGAAGGGATCGTGAGTATCGATAGTGTTCATGGGTATTCCTTCAAAGGTATGTTCGAAAAATGCGTAGGACCCAGGCCCCCAAAAATCAACGTGCTAGCATGCTGCTTCTTTTTCAAATGGAGATGTGTATGCAATTCGAATTTGATGAACACGGTATTGAATCCGGCTTTGTAAGATTCAAATCCGATGGATTTACTGCCGAAGTTCAGGTCTCTCAAGGCCGGGGCAGCGAAACTAGAACTCATTACTTCGGCATCCTGCGCCAGAACCCCACACAGACTTTTACCGAGAGCCAGCAAGAGCAGCTTTGCCGTATCGGGATCAAGAAATTTCTTCCTGCTGCTGGTGCCGTCACATCGCAGTGCCAGATCGACCTGAAGGACGAACCCTGGCAAGGCGAGCTTCGAGCCTACCCTGTCTAACCGTGCAGCAGCTCGGGCAGGCCGGTCTTGATGATCTCGACTGCATCGGCGCTTGCGGTCACGGCATCGAGCGCGGCCGCCGTCACCGTGTCGTGTCCTCCCCCGTACTGCATGGTGATAGAGATGAAACTCGACAAATTGGTCAAGTTAAGCAGGTAGTCGTGCGCGGCAGCTTCGGCACCAGGCGTATCCACCGCATTGATCACGCCGCCCATCACGTCGGCGCGGCTCATGCCTTGGGCAAGCAGGCCGGTGTAGAAGGACAGGCCGCCCGGGTCGCTGTGCCGGTTCAACACGCTGTCGTACATCGCTTCCACGAACTGGGCGTCGTTCAGGGCGCCGTACCTGGCGACGCCTTCAGCGCTGCCCAGCAGCCCGCCGGTCAGCGCCACGTCGGACAAGCCCGTCGATGCCCACCAGTCGAGGCCGGGCAACTCGGCGGCGCGGCCCAGCACGGCGGCGTAATGCTGCGCCACGTTCACCCGGGCATCGGTCCATTTGAAGTCCAGACCATCGAAGCCGTCGAGCACATAGGCCGCTTTGAAGTCATCGGGATAGGCCACCAGCTGGCCATAGCTGATCAAGCCGTACCCGTTGTCGCCCCAGCCGGTACCGCCCGAGTTCTGCACAATGTAGGCACCCAGCGCCGCGGACTTGCCGACGATCGCCAGCATGTGGCCACCCATCTGCGGGCCGCCGCCACCGGAATCAATCGTCTCTAGCGGCCCCTGCTCGTTGTACAGGTAGCCCCGGGTATTGAAGGACAGCAGGATCGGCTTGCCCTCGGCCAGCGCCTGGCTGAAGACGTGGTATAGGCTGCCCGGGTTCTGATTGGTCGCGATGGTGGTGTAGCCGGTGAGCTTGTGCTGCGCCGCCACGTCATACACTGCCTGCGTCGGCACGTCGTACAGCTTGGCGGGGCTGTAGTCCCACAGGCTTTCCGGCGCCAGGCCTTTGGTCTTGGCCACGTCCAGCATGGTCTGGGAGACGGTGCCGATATCGCCGTACTGCGGGCCGAGCATGCCGGCTTCGACACGGGCGTCGTAATAGGACTGCATGCGGCTGATCGGCGCGATCTCGTGGCCGGCCAGCCTCATCATGATGTCCAGGGTGGTCTGCAGCGTGTTCTCGCTGCAGGTGTTGAGCGGGGCCTGATTCAGGATCGGCGTGTCGATGTAACGCAGGTCGACCTTGGAAGCGATGGTGGTCATAGGATCACCCCACCCTTTCCGTCTTGCACGCGCACTGCTTGCCGAACGTGACGCCCGTGTCGGCGCAGACCTCGCACTGGCTCCCAGCCAAGGCCGTAGCGCTGCAGGCGCAGCCGTGGCCTTCGTTGTCCGGACAGTTCGCGGGCTCGCCGCTGCAGTCGGCATTCGGCATCGCAGCCCTCAGGCGTGCTGTGGCACCGTTGATCACCAGCTGAATCCCCTCTTTGCACGCCCTGTATTCCGATTGCTCGCCGTCGTCCAGTAGGTCGATGATATTAATGGCGTCGCGCAGGCCTTGCAGGCGGCCTCGCTCGCGCTTTTCATCCGGCATACTGGCTTCAGCTTGCGCTGCTACCAGAGCAGCTTGCCACGCCGACAGGGCCGTCACCACGATAAGCTCAGTGCTATCGGGGTCCAGTTGCAAGCGCCGGGCCCAGGCTTCGAACTTGGCGCGTTGGTTGCTCCTAATAAAATCGTTCATATCAGCCTTTCTAAAAACACTTCAAGCATGTGAGATACTTTTGAATGTCAAATTCGTATAGGAGTAGAGATGGCTGTTATCAATATCGATTGCCCGCATTGCGACGCAAAGCGGAGTTCGTTCCCGCTGAATGCAGCGATACAGCACCCGCAGAATTCTCGTATTTGGCTAGGGTTCGGCGTGTGCTCATCCTGTTACATGCCCGCCTCTTTCATGATCCAGGCGTCGGGGACCAACGACCCCAGACTGCATCCGGGTGAGATTGCTGAACGTTCCTCTGCGTTTATGCTTTTGTGCATCTATCCAGCGCCGCAAACCATAGACATACCTGCCCACGTTCCCGAACCGGTAGCGCGGGCATTCAAGCAGGCCGAGCATTCCCTTTAGGGCAAGCAATTTGACGCAGCGGCTGCCATGTACAGGAAAGCCATGGAGCAGGGACTCAAGGCGTATTCCCCGGATATCGACGCCTGGAAGATCGAAAAACGCATCGACAAGATGTTCGCTGCAGGTCATATCACTGCAGACATTAAAGACTGGGCACACGAATTGCGCTTGGATGGCAATGATGCCGTCCACGAAGACGAAATCACGGAAGACGTCGTCAATCAGATGCGCACGTTCTGCCGCGCGCTGTTCACTTACATCTATACCTTGCCAGAGCAAGTGCGGGCCGCACGCGCACGGCGTGAAGATGAACCCCAGTGATCTAACGAGTAGCTGCAACATCGTTACTCCCTACTTCGGTATAGCGGCGAACTTGGCGAACCGGCAGCCGGCCAGGTGCGGCGCACCCTGAGGTTGGCCGCAGCAAACGCAGCGGTGCGGGCCCAGGGCTTTGATCGGTCGCATGGTCAGGCCGCCTTCTTCTGTTTCTTTGGCTTGTCGCCGAACAGTTCCTGCACGGTCTTCGGCTCCGGCGGCAGCACGTCCATCTCCACCGTCTGCTGGATCATTTCGCACAGGCGACCCACGTCGGCCGTCTCCGGGTGCGCGATCACGGTCAGGCCCACGGCCACCGTGCCGCCGTTCTGCGGCTGGAAGCTGAACTTGTGCACCTTGCACTCACCCAGGTTGATGTCGCTCTTGCCGCCGATGCCGTAGGCCACGCGCACGCTGTAGCCTTCGGATTCGAAGTCCCACTTCAGGGCGCCCAACTTCGGGAACCGCAGCGCGGTCAGCGCCTCAGCAGGCTGGCCCTGTTCGGCCAGGTCAGGATCGTCCGGTTTCTTGTAAAGCATCTGACGCAGCTCGGAATGGAATTCGATCAGCGCATCGTTTGACAGATTGGCTTCCAGCTTCAGGTCGAAGGCTGGCTTCTTCTCCTCGCCATGCAACTCGGCGCGGGCGTTGACGGATGCCAGCTTCACCGGCAGATTGCGGATTTCGAACATGGGCATTACTCCTTGATCAGGTTCTTCGGGTCGTTGGAAAACTGGATGTAAGGAAGACGGATGAAGTCGTGGAAGCGCTTCTGCGCCCGCGCATCGCGGTCAATCTCGCCTCGTGACTTCACCTCGCAGATGGCACGCACGCTGTGCACCGCCGTGGCTTCGTCCGGCACGCGCAGGAAGCGCTGGAACTGCGCTTCCTTGCAGCGGAGGGCGAGCCATTGGCTGATGCGCTGGATGGCCATGATCAATCAGACGAGTCGATCACTTCTACATACCCGCATTTCTTGCAGGTGTACTCAGTCAGGCAACGGCCGACCTCCTTGCTCGTGCTTTCGTGCTGGCAGCCGAACTTGAAGATGCGGACAGTCTTTTCCCAGTAGTCTCCGATCAGCGCATAGCCGACGTCGCGTGGTAGGAAGAACATACGGGCATCGCCGAGCAGCGTGCGCGACCAGCCCGTCGCATAGGGGCTATACCGGAAGAAGTCCGACTGCGCGAATTCTTCCTGGGTGATCTCGGTCCAGCCATGCGGGTGGGCATCGCATCCGTATCGATATTTCGGGTGTGGCGTGGATTCGATAGTACCGCCCCAATATTTGGTGACGGCCTGGTCTTGAGTGAGCTTTCCAGCCTCGATTGCGTTGAATAGCATGTATATCTCCAGGTGATGTGAGCCAAGACGATCAGGCCGCCTTGCGGAAGAAGTGTTCGTTCGCGACCACCAGCTGGTCGAACTGCGCCAGGGTGGCCACCATCGAGTCGATGACCGCGTCGTCGCGCATCACGCGCTTGACGAACAGGTCCTTGCTGGCGTTGGCCAGGTCAGGCACATACATGATGAAGTCACACCACTTGCGGCCGGTGATCCACATGCCGCCCTGCATCTGGTGGTCGTACTCGGACGTGTCACCGGTTTCCAGCATGGCGCGGATCTTGAGGCTGTCGATGGGCGCCTTGATCTCGATCAGGCCGTCGTCATCGACCAAGCCATCGGTGCTGTAGCCGAACACTTCGTCGTCGGTCAGGCAGATGCCGGCCTCGGTTACGAAGGCACCAGTCCGTCCCTCGTAGAAGCGCCGCGCCTGCTCTTCCATGATGTGGCCGCGTTCGAGCACCCAGGCCTTCGGCGGCTCGCCGTGCGGGTAGCCGCTGATGCGCTCAATCGACAGGTCGGCCGCGTAACGCTTCGCGGTGTCGGAGAAGTCTTGGGTGCGCTCGCCAGCCAGGGCGCGCTTAATGACATCCGCCGTGGGCGTAGCTTTGTAGCCGGCCAGCGCCGCCGCTTCTTTCGCTGCCATGCCGGCGCGAACTGCGTTGACGTACTGCAGCTGCTGCGCGGTGAGCCCACCCACCAGCATGCAGACGGTGGCGAACTCGCTCGCCGTGATCTTGCCGCAGCGCGCGGCGAGCCATTCAGCCGTACCCTGGGCGCATTCGATGAATTTCATTGCTGGCCTCCGGTGCGCAGGAAGTCTTTCTCTTCGTCGCTCAGCTCGCGCTCCGCAGCTGGGGCTGGCGGCTCCTCCACTACCGGCCGCATCTCAGCATCAACGGTGTTCGCCGCAGCTGCAGCATCGCGCAGGGCCTGACGGTGCGTGGCGATCGCATCCTTCAGGCGCTTGTGGTCGGACGGCTGGTGGGCCAGGCGCCCGTTGTTCGCTTTCCAATAGGCCAGAGCATCCGCATCAGTGCGGGTGGACAATGCATCAGCGATCATCGGCGCCACGTCGATCCAGCTGTCCGGCTTTTCATTGATGTCGACCAGACGTTCGCCGTTTTCGCTGAGCTGATTCATCGCGCTGTCCAGGCGCTCGGTCTTCGGCCAGAGCTTGTAGGCGCGGCGGATCACGGTCTTCTTGATCATTTCGCCCTCGTCCGTCTTCCACGGACCACTCTTTTTCTTCCACGACTCGGAGCGGTCGCGGATGCTGAACACTTCTTCAATGTCCATCGTGGTGGTCAGGTAGTCGCCGTTGTGCAGCTTCACGACCACGTACCCGCCGACGATTGCGCCGCGGTCCTTCCCGAACGGTTCGAACTCATGAACCGGCTGCTTGTCCATGCCAACCTTGCGGAATGCATCGTTCTCGCGCACCAGCTCGGCCTGGCCCCAGACGATGGAGCCCGACGCGATCGCGATATCCAGCAGACCGACGTAGCTGATGTCCAGACAAATCTTCCCGCCGCGCGGCACCAGGTAGGCTTGCTTGCGCGCGGGGTTCAAGCTGATGCCGATGGCAGCGATGTTGGTGATGGCAGCGATCAGGGACGTCTTATCCCCCATCGCGATCTTCATCGTGTAGTCGTTGTTCTGCAGGATCTGGATGGCAAAGCCCGACTCGCGCTCGAAAGAAATCGAACGGTCGACTAGCACACGGGAAAAGTCATCGCGGGCTTCCTGAATCGCGCCGGTGACGATGGAGAGGGCGTTGCTCATATGACTCCTTAGAAAGTCTGTGGATTGAGAACGGGGTTATCGATCGCGCCGCCCATGGTCAGCAGCACCAGCACCAGAGCCATGGGCACCCAGCCATAGGTGTCGATCACGTACACCAGGTCAGCGGCCAGCTGGCGCAGCCGCTTCATGCTCCAGCTCCCGCGCGCTTGTCTTCCACTTCGGCAGCGCGGTACCGGAAGCCTTCCCGGCTTTTCTCGACCATGACCAGCAGGCCGTCGGCGCACAGGCGGCGGGCCATCCGGCGGCGCTCGTCGTGCGACCAATAGAAGCGGTGCACGAAGATCGTGTGCACCTTGGCGGCGGCCAGCAGCCGCTCTTTCGTCAGGCGAGGCATCACGCTGCCTCCAGTTCGCGCGCAGCTTCGATTTCCTGCTGCGCGTCGTCACGGTCGACCAGCTCCTTCACCAGGAAGCCGCGGTCGCGCATGTTGTCCACCAGCTTCTCGGGGACGTTCAGCCAGTGCGAGTCTTCCGGCTTCTTTACCTGCCATTGGATCGTTTTCATGACATCTCCTTTGGTTGTGGCCACCCGTAACGTGGGTGAGGCGGCTCCTGACGCAGAGCGAGCGAGGCATGCTGATCCCACAGGGTCAATTTCTTGAGCCGACTCCAGGCCAAGCCGGGGATTTAACGAAGGCCACCGGCGCCAACGTCGTGCTCAGTACGCCACCGCCATCTCGTGCCACAGGCGGTGGTCGATGCGCTGCTGCTCCGCGCTTTCGCGCTTCCAGGTCGGCGCCATGAACTCGGCCCAGCCGATGATCACGGCGTCCAGCTCGTCCGAGATCAGGTCGCTGATGTCTACGGTGGTGCCGGCCAAGCCGATGCCTTCCAGGGTGAAGTTGCCGTCGGCATCGAACTGGCCGTACACGTTCAGCAGCAGTTCGCTGTGGTCGTACTGCGCCACGAAGTGCTGGCTTTTGATCTGTGGCTGATGGCTGAGGGCGGACATGGTGTGCTCCGGGGTGTCTATAAGCACATATTAGGACTAGCTAATTTGACTGTCAATAGGAGTTCCTAATATTTTTTCTTTGGCCGAAAAAAAACCCGCCGAAGCGGGTCTTGTTTGTGCACGATTGCTACACTAACTTTAGCGGGTGAGTTAGATGGCCCTATGTTTTTTGTCATCCGCTGGGGCCACGGGAGCCTTCAGGGGCGGCACTTCCTGTGGAAGTTTGGGAATTTCTTCAGCCTGGGGCCTCGCGAGTCTTTGGAGCCCAGCGTCCCGCTTGGCGCGCTCAGAAATTGCGGTCTCGACCTTACCTGAGCGCCGTGCCTCAAGAATTTTTGAGACCCATGCGGCGCGTAGTTCATTGTTAAACACGTCAAAGGCTGCAGCATGTAGTGTTTTCAAGCAGGACTCTTCAGCATCGCTGGCCAATTCAAGAGGAACTGTTTGATCGCCATCCTTTGCCGTAGTAAGAAAGGCTTCGCATTCACTGGATTGCAGAGAGGCATCCAACATACGGCCTTCTGGCGTAAGGCGTTCAAGCTTCTTTTTGTCCTGCTCGATGCTGTTTATGGACTGCGCATACGCGTCGCCTGCCGGCATCGGCTTTCCGCCTTCACCTACTTCGACTTTTTTCTCGCAGCCAGCTAAAGTCAGCGCCGCAAATATCACACCCAGGATCGCTCTACTCATTTTGAGATTGCCCCAAGGATCGTGAACAGGATCACGGTAAGGACGGAAAATCCAACTGCATTGAGGATTTGGAAGTGAATAATCGAAGCCAAGACGGTGAAGCTGGAAGCCAGCGCCGAAAGCCCAAACACTAACATCCAGAACCACCTCTGGCAGCAGAGGACTATAAAAACGATAAGAACGATGGCGCCGTAGACAGTCATTGAATCCTCCACACGTCGCACTGGAACCATATTCATTCTAGCGGCCCAGCCTGGTTGGAGTCTCACGGATTGTCACGTGGGAATTGCTATCAAATTCGTTCGCTCTCTCTGCGCACGACTCGACCAACGATGATGCACATAGCTCCTTCGCAACGCTTGCGTGCGTATATACGCTGGTCGTAATGGTCGGAAGCTAGCCACCACATGCCATGGTCGCGCACCAGGCGCTTGATCACCGCCTCGCCTTCATAGTTCACCGCGAAGACTGCGCCATCCACTGGCTTTGTGTCGGCTGTGTTAACGATCACTGTGTCTCCAGCATAAAGGGCCGGCTCCATGCTTTCGCCCCTGATCTCAATAGCCACCAGGCGCTCGGGTAAGTAGTCGTTCTTCTCAATCCAGCGGCGTGGGACCGTGACCATGCTGCTCTCGCTTCTATCAGGTACTGTCTCAAAACCAGTAATGCCTGCGGAAAGTTTCAGCTTCACTTTTTGAATCAAGATTAGATCAGGGTTATCCGGGTCGGCAATGGCCACCGACTGAGCCCCAAGTGCCGCCATAAGGTCAATCGCATTCACTGTATACGGGGCGTTTGGTTCCCCCTTCCCAGTCGCAAGCCAATCTTCGTTCACGTTTAGGGCCCTCGCTGCGAGTAGCAAATTTTCTCCACGTAGGAATTTAGCTTTACCAGTTAGCCAGCCATGCACGCTGGGCGGAGCAATACCGACGCGTCGCGCCAGCTCGACCTGGGTGATGCCGGCCTCATTCATTGCCCAGCGAATTCGATCAGAGAGTGTCATTAGCGCATCCTAACAATTCAAGCATTAGGAGTGGCTATTGACATCTCGGTTAGCTACTCCTAATATTTAGCTACTTCTACATTTCTTGGCCCGATACCCATGACCCCCAGCGAACTGATCGACACCTTGGGCGGCACTACCGCCGTGGCCAAGCTCTTGAATGTAAAACCGCCCAGCGTTCATGCCTGGCGCACCGGGGGCATCCCGGACGACAAGCTGATTCGCCTGGCCCCTGCTATCGAGCGAGCCACTGACGGCAAGGTCTCGCGGCGCGACTTGCGCCCTAATGACTGGTCCGATATCTGGCCCGAACTTGCTGCAGCAAACGCCTAGAACTGGAAGGCAACACCATGAAACCAATATCGTCTTCCGACGCTGAAAAATCACGGAAGTTCCTCAGCCTGGCGCTTCAGCGCATTTCATCGACCGGGCAGAAGTCGTTGTCGGAGCAGATGGGCACGTCCGAGGCCACCATTTCGCGCCTGGTCAACGGCGACCTGGAGAAGGTGCTGCTGGCGCTCGCCATCGTGGGCCTGAAGGTTGTCCCTGCCGACATGCAGTGCTATCCGCCCGAGAAGATCCAGATCCTGCTTTCGCTGGCACGCGATCACCTGAACCAGCTTGAAACGCCGGGGCAGCTTTCTTTCGAATAGTTTCACCCGATTTCACCACAACCAGGAAGGAGAAACACCATGTCCGCAAGTCACCTGCTGGACCACGTCGCCGCGCACTTCAAGTGCAAGAACGACGCGGCGGTTTGCCGCCTGTTCGATGTCATGCCGCCTGCGATCAGCAATCTGCGTCGCGGCCGTATCCCCTTCGGCCCCACGTATATCGTGCGCCTGCACGAAATGGCGCCGGAAGTGTTCCCCGTGAAGCGCATCCGCCAGCTGCTGGAGGTCTGATCATGCATTCCATCGTAAGCATCGACAGCATCCGCGCGAAGGCCCGCGAGGCACACGCCGCTGGCCACGGCCGCGACGACCATAACATGAACTGGCACGCCGCCGCCCTGCAGCATTGGCAGGACGAGTGGGACCGCTGCGAGCTGGCGACTAACGAAGGCAAGACTGCGGCGGCAGCATGAAGCGCGACGCCCTCACGCACCCGTTGACGAACCACTCATTGCGGAGGGGATACTCCCACCAGATCGACCATCTCACCAAGAGCCCGGCTTCCACGCAAAAACGAAGCTTCGGCGACCTTCAACTGTCGCAGGTGTTCGAAAAGGTGTGGGATCAGCGTCGGCAGATCATTTTCGAATGTGGGCGCTCCTTTAAGCAAAGCCATTACAGAGGCCACGCGGGCTTGTGCGGTGGCGAGATCAACGGCTCGGTCATCCGGAAGTACAGAGAGCGTCTGAAGGTCTCGAGCGTTTATCGGTCGCACGTTTTTAAGGCGAACTACGGCAATAGACGCCATTTTCAAAATGTCCTGAGCAGGTGCACTGGAATGCAGATTTCCATTAAAAGCCGCCTGCAGTGCCTGAATGGCACCGGTAGTGTGTGCCCCGTTGTGCACAGCCTGGAAATACACATTTGCAGCTGTAATCCGCGCAGCAGTGTGTGCGTCGCTTCGCCTTTGTCTCCACTCCTCAGTGGCTATCCAGATAGTTCCCGCAAACGCGATTGTGGTGCCCAATGCGCCCGCCCACGTTGCCCAATCACCAGAAGCCGGTGGCTTCCAATTGTGCTCCTTAAACAAAGCCAGCAGCAGCTCGTGAAATATGAGCAGCAGACATCCAGCGAAGAAGGTCCAGCAAAGGGCCTCGATAGCCCGCATTCCGGCATTTTTTCTCATGTCGAAAGAATAACATGACCCGCTTTAGCCAGGCTTTCAAAATAGCTACCCAGCTCAGCCGTATAATTTCCGCCGGGGTAGCCAGTGCGCACTGGTGCGCCGTCGACGCCTGCCGGACGACGCATACCCCATCCGACTCCCGGGCAGGATGGAAAGAGCGCAATGGCAAACGACGAGCATTACATCCCGGCGAGGCCGTCGGTGAACATCAAAGTGGTTCACAATGGCGAGGTGGAAATCGACGTGTGGCAGATGGCCGACGGAATGGACAAGCTGGAAAACGTCACCGTGACGCTGCCGGCTGCTACGGCGACCGAAATGGCGGAAGCAATCCTTCTCATGTTGAAGGACTAAGTCCGCCCCACTTAGCCGCGGCGCCAGCCGCGCGCACCTCGACTGCGATGGGGGCCTGACATGGCCCGCATCCGCAGCGTCAAACCCGAATACTGGACTTCCGAACAGGTCATGAACATGTCGCGCGACGCGCGGCTGCTGTTCATCGGCCTGTGGACCTTCTGCGACGACAACGGCATCCACCCAGCCAGCGCGATTTCACTGAAAGCCGAAGTCTTCCCCGGCGACGACATTTCTGCGGACCAGGTCATGTCGCTGGTTGACGAAATGATCGAGCAAGGGCTTGTCGAGGAATACGACGTTGAAGACCGCCGCTACTGGCGGGTTACCGGCTGGCGGCGTCACCAGCGCATCGACCAGCCTACTTACCGTCACCCGACAGGTGACACGGAAGGTGACGCAGGTGACACAGGTGACACAAAAGGTGACGGTGTCACCCGCGTCACTAGTCAGAGTTACAAGAGATTGGGCGGAAAACAACGCCAGATCGTTTTGCGCAAGCTGCGTGACCGCGATGGTGACGCATGCCACCTCTGTGGTGACGCGCCGAATTTGTCCATTCATTCGCTGGCGCCAGGGGGCGAAGAAAACTCCAACGATATCAACAGTTTGCGTTTGATCTGCCCGGCCTGCAAGCGCTCTGTAAAGCGTGGTGACACAAAAAAACCGGCAGGTGACGCAGGTGACACACAAGGTGACACAAAAGTCCTCGACGGTGACTCGTCAAGGGAGTCGAGTCGAGTCGAGTCGAATGGAGTGGAGAGGAGTGGAGAGGATAGGAAAGGAGAAATTCAAAATCCTGTCATCGACTCGCAACTATCGCCTATAGCTGGTGACGCGGATGGTGACGCACAATGCGCCGGCGAATCGCTGCAGCCTCCACTGCCACAAGCCCGAAATGTCCAGATCTCGCTGCTTCTGCGAGCGCAGAACGTGCAGGCCACAGCGCAGCACCCCATCGTCTGCGTGACCTGGGCCAACAATCCGAAGGTCACCGACGACGTGCTCAATGTCGCCATTGCCCGCTCCAAGTCTGCCAAGCCCGAAGAGCAGATCCCCGTCAAGTACCTGGCCCGCGTGGTCGAGTCCCTACTCGAAGAGCAGGACGCACCACCGCCTGAACTGAAGTCGAAGAAATCCGACGACTGGGCCTGGCGAAAGTCCAACGAAGGCATTGACCGCAAGGGCCGCGAAATGGGCATGAACGCCCGCGGTGGCGAGAGCTACCACGACTTCGCGGCCCGGATCCAGGCGGCCATCGATAAACGCAAAGCCGCGCCCGGCGGCCAAGGAGCCTACCCATGACGCATTCCCACGACGACCGAGTCGCCGAGCATCAGCCCGGTATGTGCACCGCGTATGGCTGCCCGCTGCGCGGCACGCGATCAGACAGCACGACAGGCGGTGACTGGTGGTGCGGCCTGCACCACGGGCGCGAGTTTGGAGCAATGCAGGCCATCACGAGCGCCATCAACCGTCGCCGCTGGCTGGCCGATGCCATCACCCTCATGGCTACCGTTGTCCCTGCCGTACCCGGCTCCCGCGATCGCTACGAAAAGGCCCAGAAACTGCTGCGCGACAACGGCCGCCCGGATCTCTGCCTGCAGGTCAATTCGGAAAACATCCGCCGCTGGCTGAACCGCGTCGAGCCCGAACTGGAGAACCAGGTGCTGGCCGAAGTCGAAGCACCTATGCAGCAGCCACTGGGCGAGAAGGACACCTGGCAGAAGGCGTCCGAGATCTTGCCCGACTGGGCCTGACCGATTAACCACCACCGAAAGGACAACCATGGCACTTGTCGTCATCACCGTCTCCGACGATCAGCAAGGCGGCGTCGCTGTCTCCCTCATCTCGGAACCGCAGATGAACCCATCCCAGCCACTGCCATCAATCACACCGGCGCAGCGCGCCGCCCTGGACATGATCGAAGCCATGCAAGTGCAGAAGGACGAGCCCTCTCGCGTCCTGCTGCTGAACGACTGACCAACGATTTCGCCCGCAAGGGCATCAACCCGAAGGAAGAGAACCATGAGCTATTCGTTCCAAGTGAAAGCAGCAACCAAGGAAGCGGCCAAGGAAGCAGTAACCGCGAAGTTCGATGAAGTCGTCGCAAGCCAGCCTGTTCACGCCCGTGACCGCGCAGCTGTCCTCGCCAATGCCAACACCGTCATCGACCTGCTGGCCGACGACGACAGCAAGGACGTGTCGGTTTCGGTCAACGGCTTCGTGAGCTGGTCCACCGGCACGATCGAGGAAGCCCAGTTCAACACGGCCTCGGTCTGCTGTTCCGCTGGCCACGCCAACCGCGAGTAACCCGATGAACATCCTCGCCATCGACCTCGGCACCACCACCGGCTGGGCCCGCTCCGCACGCGACGGCGCCATAGTCGGCGGCAGCGAGAAGTTTGCACCCAAGCGCATGGAAGCTGCAGGTCAGCGCTGGCTGAAGTTCCGCCAGTTCCTGTCCGATCAGCGCGTAGCAGCCGGTGGCGAGATCCACGCCGTGTATTTCGAGGACGTGAAGATGCACGCCGGCACCATCGCGGCACACGTCTACGGTGGTTTCCTCGCGCATCTCGAAGCCTGGTGCGCGCTCAACAACGTTCGCATGGTCGGCGTCGGCTTCGGCACGATCAAAAAGCATTGGACCGGCAAGGGCAATGCGGACAAGAACGCCATGATCGTCGCCGCCGTGGCCAAGGGCTTCAGCCCGGTGGACGACAACCATGCGGACGCGCTGGCCATCCTATCGCTGGCCTGCACGCTCGAGCAGCAAGCAACCGCAGTTCCGTTCTGAGGAGAAAGCCATGGACACCCTGTTCTACGTCGGTACCGGCCTGCTGGCCGCGATCCCAATCGGCCTGTGCCTGGTGGCCGTGCTGTTCCCGATAGATCCTCTGTGCGAAACCGACCCGACGGCAGACACCAGTTGCAGCGAGTTCGAGCAGCACGAAACCGCCGCATGAACGACCAGATCGCGACCCGACTCAAGGCAGCAGCGGCCACACCAGTGGTCGACGGCGATGTCATGCCCCGTCGGATCGCGATCGACAAGGCGATTGCCTGGTGCAAGCGCGAATTCCCCGACCACTTCCACCCTGACGACTATGCCCCTCCCCCACCCAAACGGATTGCGCAGCGGCGCGGATCATCCCCGGGCGAAGCTGACTGACCAGGAAGTCGACCAGATGCGCAACATGGCCGACGCCGGGTGGTCCTATGCCCAGCTGGCCGAAGCGTTCGAGATGAGCAAGGGCGGCGTGGCCAAGATCGTGAAATGCATCCGGCGGGCCGTGGTGCCCGTGCTGGCCGATTGACCAACGAGAATCCCTCCCATGAAACTGACACCCGAAAAGCTGACCGCGTTTTGCGCTGCCCTTGCTGAGACTTGCAATGTTGGCAAGGCATGTGCGGCCGTCGGCATAGCCCGCCAGACAGCCTACGAGTGGCGCCACGAAGATCCGGACTTCGCCGCCCGCTGGGATGGGGCCATGCGCATTGGCGTCTCCGCCCTGGAGGACGAGGCGCACCGCCGCGGCTTCGATGGCGTGGAAGAGCCCGTGTTCCACAAGGGCAAAGAGTGCGGCACCATGCGCAAGTACAGCGACACGCTGGCCATCTTCCTGCTCAAGGCCCACAACCCCGAGAAGTACCGCGACAACAGCAAGATCGAGCTGGCTGGCCAGGTGGCCATTACAGACATGACCGAAGACGAGATCAAGGCCGAGCTGGCGGCACTGACGGCAGGGATGGCCGGGGCGCCTGCGACGGACCATGGCCCAGAGTCTGACTGAGCGGGAGAAGCTGACCCGCGCCCTCCTGCTGGCCCGCGAGCTGCGGCGCCGCACCCCTTGGACTTCCCTGCCCGGCCCGCAAAACATGGCGGCCACGTCGCTCGCCGACATCATCGGCTACGGTGGTGCAGCGGGGGGCGGCAAGAGTGACCTGGTTGCCGGCCTGGCCCTGATGGAGCACCAGCGCGCGCTCATTATCCGCCGCGAGAAGACCCAGACCGAGGGCATCATCCAGCGCCTGGGCGAGATCATCGGCAACAACGCCGGCTACAACAGCCAGAAGTCCAGCTGGCGCACGTCGGTCGGCAAGTGCCCGCTGATCGAGTTCGGCGGCCTGGACAACCTGGGCGATGAGCGCCGGTGGCAGGGCCGCCCGCACGACCTGAAGGCATTCGACGAAGTGACCGAGCAGCGCGAGGCGCAGGTGCGCTTCATCATGGGATGGAACCGCAGCCCAGACCCGAATCAACGCTGTCGCGTGCTCATGACCTTCAATCCGCCCACCACCACCGAGGGGCGCTGGGTCATTAAGTTCTTTGCACCATGGCTCGACAAAAAGCACCCGAACCCGGCCAAGCCCGGGGAGCTGCGCTGGTTCACCACCATCGGCGACAACCAGGACTACGAAGTGGAAGACGGCCGCCCCTTCGTGCTGGCCGAGGATGGCAGCTTCGTCTACGACTACGACCCGGCCCGGTACCGGCCCGAGGACATCATCGAGCCGAAGAGCCGCACGTTCATCCCGGCTCGCATCACGGACAACACCTACTACATGGCGAGTGGCTACATGAAAACGCTGCAATCCCTGCCCGAGCCGCTGCGCTCGCAGATGCTGTATGGCGACTTCACCGCCGGCATCAAGGATGACCCATGGCAGGTCATTCCCACCGCATGGGTCGAAGCAGCCCAGGCCCGCTGGACGCTGCCGGCCAAGCTGGCGCCGATGGACAGCATGGGCGTGGACGTGGCGCGCGGTGGGCGCGATGCGACAGTGCTGGCCCGGCGCCATGCCATGTGGTTCAACAGGCCGCTCAAGTACCCGGGCAAAGACACACCTGACGGGCCCACCGTGGCCGGCCTGGTGGTTACCGCGCTGCGCGATCGTGCACCGATCCACCTGGACGTGATCGGCGTGGGTGCATCGCCCTACGACTTCCTCGACCAGGCTGGCCAGCAGGTGCTGGGCGTGAACGTGGCCGAGAAGTCCTATGCCACGGACAAGTCGGGACGCCTGACCTTCTTCAACCTGCGCAGCGAACTATGGTGGCGCATGCGCGAGGCGCTGGACCCGACCAACAACACGGGCATCTGCCTGCCGCCCAACCCCGAGGTGCTGGCCGATCTGTGCGCGCCAACCTGGTCGCTTTCCAGCTCGTCCATCCGTGTCGAGGGCCGCGAGGACATCGTCAAGCGAATTGGCCGCTCGCCCGACGTGGGCAGCGCCTACATTCTGGGCCTGATGGACACGCCGAAACGGGCCGTCCAGCTGCAGGTGCTGGTGGGTGCCCGTACCCCCGGGCGCGGCGAATACGATCCGTACCAGTTCAGCTAAGGACCCTCGTATGCAGATCAATGGAGGCCATGATGCATTTTGGCAAGTAGTTCACGACGCCGTGAAGGGCGACGCGGACGCGTTCGCCTTCCTCCAGGGTGCTGTCCACTCGCTGCACTGCTGGGACGACCTGATCGACCGTGACCAGCCCGTGGCGCCGGAGACGATCAACCGCACGATGTGGTGGGTGCTGGTCGAGCTGCCGCGCAATCGGTTCTACCAGGCGCACGCGGCGGACTTCACCACCCTGTTCGCCAACGCGATCCAGAACTGGCACGCGGCCAACGCCATGGAGGCCACGCCGGAGGTGGCCGACAAGCAGATCGCCTTCATTCTGCGCTCCGAGTATTGCAACCTGGTCACGCACTCCGCAGCCCTGATCGGTGGCTACGACTGGGCGCGCCAGGTGACGCCAACAATCCGCCGCATGTGGCACGACGAAGGGTTCGAGGGCTACTTGCTTGCTCTGGCCCGTGAGAAAGCAGAAAGGACATAACCATGGGATGCGGCTCTATCCTCAAACCTATCGCCGGTGCGGTTGCGGGCTTCTTTGTGGGTGGCCCAGCGGGTGCCGCCGCCGGCTTTGCCTTAGGTTCGCAAGCCCAACAGGCCAGCGACGCAAATCATGCGGCACAGAACGCCTACGACCTGCAGCAACAGCAAGGTCAAGCTGCGCTCCAGGCTCAGCAAGATGCGCTTGCACAGCAAAAGGCCGCAGCCGACGCGGCACTCGCTGAGCAGAAGAAGGCCGACCAGGACAGGCTGGATCAGGCCAACGCCGCACTGGCCGCGCAGCAGAACCAGTTCAACACTACGTTCGCCGAAGCGCAGAAGAACGCGGCCGACCAGCTGGCGCAGCAGAAGGCCATCGCCGATCAACAAATGGCCGCTGCGCAGACGGCAGCGCAGGCGCAGCTGGCCGCGCAACAACAAGCCGCTCAGATGCAGGCACAGGCGATGCAGGCGCAACTGGCCGCCGCCCAAAAGCTGTACAAGCAGCAGGAAGAACAGATGAACCGCGCCAACCAGAAGGCTCCCGATACCGGCGCCATCACCGCCAACAACCAGCAGCAGGGCAAGAGCGGCCAGTCCGGCACCATGCTGACCGGATCGAACGGCGTGGACATGAGCCAGCTCATGCTCGGTAAGACCACCCTGCTGGGGGCTTGACCATGGCCGAGCTGAATCAGCGCCAGTTGCTCCAGACTCGCTGGGGCGCCCTTAAGACCGAGCGCGCAAGCTGGTTCGGCCATTGGCGCGAGATCTCGACCTACCTGCTGCCGCGCAATGGCCGCTTCTTCGTGCAAGACAGCAACAGAGGCCAAAAGCGCCACAACGCCATCTACGACAACACCGGTACCCGGGCCCTGCGCACGCTGGCCGCCGGCATGATGTCCGGCATGACCAGCCCTGCCCGGCCTTGGTTCCGCCTCAGCACCCGCGATCCCGAGTTGGCCAAGTCCGGCGCCGTGCGCGTCTGGCTCGACCAGGTCACCGGCATCATGCGCGAGGTCTTCGCCAAATCGAACACCTATCGCGCGTTCCACTCGATGTACGAAGAGCTGGGCGCCTTCGGCACGGCCACGTCGATCGTGATGGAGGACTTCACCGATGTGATCCGCCACTACCCGCTGACCACTGGCGAGTACTGCATCGCCACGGACTACCGGGGCCAGGTGAACACGCTGTATCGCGAATTCCAGAAGACCGTGGCGGAGATGGTCGGCGAGTTCGGCCGCGACAAGTGCAGCAACACAGTGCAGAACCTCTACGACCGTGGCTCGCTCGACACCTGGGTCACCATCGTGCACGCGATCGAGCCGCGCTCCGATCGCGACCCGACGAAGCGCGACAACCTGAACATGGCGTGGAAGTCGTGCTACTTCGAACTGGGCGGCGAGCCGGACAAGTACCTACGCGAAAGCGGTTTCGATCACTATCCGGGCCTGTCCCCGCGCTGGGCCGGCCTGGGAGGCGATATTTACGGCAACAGCCCGGGCATGGAAGCGCTGGGCGACATCAAGCAGCTGCAGCAGGAACAGCTACGCAAGGGCCAGGCCATCGACTTCATGACCCGGCCACCTCTGCAGGCGCCGACCTCGATGAAGAACAAGGAACTGGACATGCTCCCGGGTGGCATCAGCTTCGTGGACGGGCCTCCGACTGGCGGCATCCGCACGCAGTTCGAAGTGCGCCTGGACCTGAACCACCTGCTGATGGACGTGCAGGACGTGCGCGAGCGCATCCGCGGCTCGTTCTACGCCGATCTGTTCCTGATGCTGTCGAACCAGGCAGACCCACGCATGACGGCGACGGAGGTGGCCGAACGCCACGAAGAGAAGCTGCTGATGCTGGGCCCGGTGCTGGAGCGCCTGCACAACGAGATGCTGGACCCGATCATCGACATTACGTTCGCCCGTCTGCTGGCCGCTGGCGTCATCCCTCCCCCTCCACCCGAGCTGGCCGGCCAAGACCTGAAGATCGAGTACATGTCGATGTTGGCGCAGGCCCAGCGCGCCGTCGGCACGAACGCCACTGATCGCTTCGTGGGCAACCTCGGTGCGATCGCCCAGTACAAGCCGGACGTACTGGACAAGTTCGATTCCGACTACTGGGCCGAGTCCTACTCCGACATGCTGGGCGTCGATCCGCAGCTGATCGTGCCGTCGAACCAGGTGGCGCTCATTCGCGAATCGCGGGCGAAAGCCCAGCAGGCCGCAGCTGCCGCTGCACAGGCGCCGCAGGCTGCTGCCGCTGCCAAAGACCTGAGCCAGGTGGACCCTGCACGTATGACCGACGTGATGCAGATGTTCTCCGGCTACAGCACTCCCCAACAAATCCCCACAGGAGTATGACCATGGCATCTCGCTACAAGGTAGGAGCAAACGGGCAGCTGACTGATCCGATCAGCGGCCGCGTGGCAGGGTTCTGCGATTCCGCCGGCAACGAGTGCATGCTGCCGGCCATTCTCGGCCAGTCTGGCACCCCGGTCATCCTGCTGTCGGCAGGCACCAGCATCAGCGCCACCGGCGCCATCTCAGGCATCACGCCACTGATCGCCACGCCATCCGGTGTCGTGCAGGTGTACTGCTTCGCGCAGGCCGGGCTGGCAGCTGGCCTGTACTACGCCCGATTCAGCAGCACCAGTGCCTGCCAGCTGTACACGGATGCCGCCGGTACCCTCACGCCGAACGGGATCACGCCGGGCGCCTACGCCAGCGGCATCGGTACTGTCACGCTGGCCACGATCAACGTTCCCGGTGGCTCCATGGGCCCGAACGGCTCACTGCGTGCCTCGATCGACTGGACCTTCACGAACTCGGGTAACGCCAAATCGCTCATGACGAACTTTGGCGGAACCAACCTGTTCACCAGTGCGCGCACCACGAGCGTGTGCGATGCGCAACTCTATTCCATCCGCAACCGTGGCGCACAAAACGTCCAGGGTCTGGCCAATTCGGTCGTGCCTGGGACCAGCCTGGGCGGTAACTACAAACAGATCGGCGTCAACACTGCGGTCGACCAGGTTTGGGCTTTCCAGGTCAATGTGGGCGCTACGGCCGACAACGTGATCCTGGAAGGCTACACGCTCGAACTGCTGCCAGGTTAAAGGAGATCACCATGTCCCTCGTAAGCATGAAGCAGACGGCCAAGGAGGCCAAAGAAAATAGCTGCTGCGTCGATTCCGATCCGCCGGAATACCCATACGGACTGTCGCTGTCCCTGAACGAGGACACGCTGGCCAAGCTGGGCATCACGGCGCCACCCGCCGTCGGTACGACGATGATGATCACGGCCCGCGTGGTCGTCACCAGCGCGAGCCAGTACCAAAGCATGAAAGGCGATCCCGAACTGTCGTCCTCCTGGCAGATCACCGACCTCGAATGCAGCAGCACCCAGTCCGATTCCCAGTCCTCCGCCGCCTCCGCGCTCTACCCAGGCACCTAAGGGTGCCCATACCTTTCGGGGCCGGTTGCATGATCCGGTCCTATGCAACACGACCCCACCGACTTGACTGCCAACGAGGAAGCCCGCCGCGAGCGGGCAAGGCAGCTTCGCACTGAGCGTTATCTCGCCAGCGAAGACATCAAGTGGTTGATGGGGACCAAGCGTGGCCGCCGGATCGTCTGGCGCCTGCTCGAGCGGACCGGGGTCTACCGCAGCAGCTTCACGGGCGACAACGAGACCTTTTTCCGCGAGGGCGAGCGCAATGTGGGCCTGATGCTCATGGCCCAGATCAACGAATCCTGCCCCGAGTCCTACACCTTGATGATGAAAGAAAAGCATGAGCGACCAAGCGACGACAGCGACAGCAGCACCTAACGCAGCATCTGCAGCAGCCCCCGCAGCAGCAGCGGCCGCCGCCGCTCCGGCCGCAGATGCCGGCGCCACTGCACTGACCGCCGCGCCTGGCGATGCATCAGCTGCTGCTCCCGCCGCGGCCCCTGCAGGTGGTGATGCTGCAGCCGCAGCCGCAGCAGCTTCCACCGCTGCTGGCACCGACGGTGAGGCGAAAAAGGATGGCGACGAGAACAAGCCTGCGCCGCGCGCTCCAGCCGAGTATGCCGATTTCACTCGTCCGGAAGGCCACCTACTGGATGAGGCCACGACCACGGAATTTAAGGCCGTGGCGAAGGAGCTGGATTTGACGCAGGAACAGGCGCAGAAACTCATTGACCTGGACGCAAAGCGTGCGCAGTCCCAGCTCGACGCGGTCAATGCGCAAACGAAGAAATGGTTGGACGAGCTGCCCAGCGACAAGGAGTTCGGGGGCGACAAGCTCAAAGAGAACCTGGCGATTGCCAACAAGGCCGTGGAGGCCTTCGGTACGCCAGAACTAAAGCAGCTGCTGAACGAGTCGCGCCTCGGCAATCACCCGGAACTGATCCGCGCCTTCTACCGCGCGGGCAAGGCGATCAGCCAGGACACTCGCTTCGTCGCCGGCGGCTCGGGCAACAAGCCTGTCAAGGCCGATGCCGCGAGTGCGTTGTATCCGAATCAAGCAACCGCATAGCCCCCCTACAACGAAAAGGACCTGAATCATGGCAACCCTCGTATCCAATTACCTGACTCTGGCTGACTGGGCCAAGCGCATCGATCCCGATGGCACTGTGCCGGTCGTGGCCGAACTGCTGTCCCAGACCAATGAAATTCTGGAAGACGCAATCTTCACCGAAGGCAACCTGCCCACCGGCCACCGCGTTACCATCCGCACCGGCCTGCCGACCGTCTACTGGCGCTCGCTCAACCAGGGCGTGCCGCGCTCGAAATCGACCACCGCACAGGTGGACGAGTCCTGCGGCATGCTGGAAGCCTACGCCGCAGTGGACAAGGACCTGGCTCTGCTGAACGGCAACACCGCGCAGTTCCGCCTGTCGGAAGACAGCGCCTTCCTGGAAGCGATGAACCAGACCCAGGCGCAAACGCTGTTCTACGGGAACCCTGCGACGGACCCACGCCAGTACATGGGCATGGGCGCTCGCTTCGGCACCATCTCAGGCGCCGGCAACGCGCAAAACATCCTCGATGCTGGCGGTACCGGTTCGAACAATACTTCGATCTGGCTGTTCGTCTGGGGTGAAAAGAGCGTTTTCTGCACCTTCCCGAAAGGCTCCAAGGCTGGTCTGCAGCACCAGGATCAGGGTGAGCTGACCATCTACGACCCGAACGGCAACCCGTATCAGGCCTACCAGACCCATTACCAGTGGAAGAACGGCCTGGTGGTCAAAGACTGGCGCTACGTGGTCCGCATCGCCAACATCAACGTGACCGACCTGCTGGCCCAGTCGGGTACCCAGGCATCGACCGCCGCAACTCAAATCATCTACCTGATGTCTCGCGCCCTGGATCGCGTGCCGTTCCTGGGCGCCGGTAAGGCGGCGTTCTACATGAACAAGACCGTGGCATCCCTGCTGCGCATCGCCGCGCTGAACAAGTCGAACACTGCACTGGCTATCGAAGCCGGCCTGTCGCAATTCGGCACCCCGACCAAGTGGACTTCGTTCATGGGCGTGCCGCTGCGCCGCGTCGACCAGCTGCTTAACACCGAAGCCCGCGTGGTCTAAGCGGCGGTCCATCCTTCAACGACTGGAGCAAATCATGCCCTATGTAGACAACAACCTGGTCGTGTCGGGCGGCATCACCGCCGCCGGCGCGGTCTCCTTCCAAACGGTCACTGGCACCAATACCTCGGTGCTCTCGACCAACACCATCGACCTCGGCGTCGCACGCGACATCGGCGCCGGCACGGACTACACCCGCCTGCGCTCCGCAGTTGGTACCGCCGTCGCCGGCGCCACGTCGATCGAGATCCAGGCGATCGTGGCCGACGATGCAGCGCTGTCCACGAACGTGACCGTCATCGGCTCGTCCGGTGCCATCCCGTTGGCCAGTCTGGTCGCCGGCGCCCGCTTCGAGGTGGAGCTCAATACGCGGATCCAGAGTAAGGGCCAGCGCTACCTGGGCGCACGCTACAACATCATCGGTACCGGCTCCGCTGGCACCTTTTTCACCGACTTCGGCGACGGCATCGAGGACTTCAAGGCCTACCCGAGCGGCTTTGCTGTCCTCTAACCGGAGAACGACATGCCACGTTATCGCATCAACGAACTGTCATTCATCGGCAACAAGCTGGTCCAGCCAGGCGACGAAATCGAATCTGACGAGAAGCCCGGTTCCCACTGGGAGCCGCTGGACAAGACCGCGAAGACGGCAAGCAAGGCTGCAGCCGAAGAGGAAGCCGCCCGCGTCGAAGCCAACCGCAAGGAAGCAGAAGCACGCGCGCTTCGGGAAGCCGGCGAAGGCATGATCCCAGCCCCACCGCAGGAGCAGGAACGCCTGACCGCCGAAGCTGCTGCAGCTGATGCCGCCCGCCAGCTGGCCGAAACCCAGGCAGCGGAGCAGCAGACCGACCAGCAAAGCTAAGGCCTGCCGTACTTGTTGTGACCATGCGGGGGCCAAGTGCCCCCGTAGTCTTAGGAGGGCCGCACCGTGCCAACTGTCGTTGATATCTGCAATCTTGCCCTCTCCCGTCTTGGGGATGAGGCTACTGTCTCCAGCATCGATCCACCGGAAGGCAGCGTCCAGGCGACGCACTGCGCACGCTTTTACCCGATGGCGTTGGATGCCTGCCTGGACGAACACTACTGGAGCTTCTGCACCGTGCGCGGCTCCCTGGCACTCCTGTCCGCCGCGCCCGCCTTTGGCTGGACCTATGCCTACGCCGAGCCGAACAAATGCAATGACATCATCGGCATCTACCTGCCGGGCGCACCTGACGACAAGAATCCGCAGCCCTTCGAGGTCGAAGCGCTGGATGATGGCACGACCGTCATCTACACCAACGTCCAGAACGCCGCGGCCCGCTACACGGTACGCGTGGACGATCCGGCGAAGTATCCGGCCTTGTTTGTCGACGCATTGGTGCTGCGCCTGATGGCCTATCTGGCCGGGCCTGTGGTCAAGGGCATGGAAGGCGTGAAGATGTCGCAATCGTGCCTACAACTGCACTTAGTGATGCTGGCCAAGGCCACTGAATCCGATACATCACAACGAAAGGTAACTTTGACGCACAATCCAGAACATCTGAGAGTGCGCGACACCTGCGCACCAGGAGTGTGGGAACGATGAGCATGCGCACCCTTCAACGCTCCTTTGGCGGCGGCGAGATCACTCCCGAAATGTGGTCGCGCATCGATGACGCGCGCTTCCAGACTGGCCTCGCCCTATGCCGCAACTTCCGCCTGAAGCCGCAGGGGCCAGCAGAGAACCGCCCGGGCTTCCTGTTTGTGCGCGAGGTGAAGAATTCCGCAGCGGTCACGCGCGCCATTCCCTTCACCTACTCGACCACCCAGACCATGGTGATCGAGGTCGGCGCCGGCTATTTCCGCTTTCACACTACGGCCGCGACGCTGCTGTACTCCACGCCCGCCGCCTGGGCCACCACCACGCCATACGCTGTCGGCGATCTGCGGTCGAACGGCGGCGTCAACTACTACTGCACCGCCGTACACACTTCCGGCACCTTTGCCACCGATCTGGCCGCCGGCAAGTGGTACGCGATGCCGAGCAATCCGAATATTTACGAGATCCCGAATCCCTACGCCGCTGCCGACCTAATGGACATCCACTTCGTCCAGTCCGCAGACGTCTTGACCCTAACGCACACCGGGTATGCGCCGCGCGAGCTTCGCCGCGTGGGCGCCACCAACTGGCAGCTGAGCACGCCAGCCTTCCAGTCCAGCCAAGTGCCACCCACAGGCGTCGGCGCTGTTGCGACGGGTGGTACCGGCACGACTTACGACTACCGTGTCACCAGCGTCGGCGCACTCAACACCGACGAATCGCTGGTCTCGTCCAGCGCCACCTGCAACGGCAACCTGTTCACGACCGCCGCGTTCAACACGATCAGCTGGTCCGCAGCCGCTGGCGCGAGTCGTTACTTCGTCTACAAAAAGTCCGGTGGCCTGTGGGGCTACATTGGGCAGACCGATCAGCTCAGCTTCGTCGACAACAATATCGCGGCCGATATGAGCCGCACGCCGCCCATCAGCCAGCCACTCTTCAACGCCGCAAACGACTACCCGGGCGCGGTCAGTTATTTCGAACAGCGCCGTGTGTTCGCCGGCACGCTGAACAAGCCTCAGAACCTGTGGATGACCAAGAGCGGCACCGAGAGCAACATGAACTACTGCCTGCCGCTGCGCGACGACGACTCCATCCAGTTCCGCGTGGCCGCACGCGAGGCCAACACCATACGCCATATTGTGCCGTTGGGGCGCCTGGTCCTGCTCACTTCGGGTGCCGAGTGGGCCGTGACATCGATCAACAGCGACGCCGTTACGCCCAACACCGTATCGGTCGATCCGCAGTCTTACGTGGGCGCGTCGATGGTGCAACCGGTCATCATCGCTAACAACCTGGTGTACTGCGCCGCCCGGGGTGGCCATGTACGCGAGATGGCCTATGCCTACCAGGCGAACGGCTACGTCTCCGGCGATCTGTGCCTGCGTGCGCCACACCTGTTTGACTTCTTCGACATCAAGGACATGGCCTACCAGAAGGCGCCCTACCCGATAATCTGGTGCGTGAGCAGCTCCGGCAAGCTGCTGGGCCTGACTTACATTCCCGAGCAGCAGGTGGGCGCCTGGCACCAGCACGACACCGACGGCACCTTCGAATCCTGCTGCATCGTTGCCGAGGGCGCTGAGGACGTGCTGTATTGCGTGGTGAAGCGCACGATCAACGGCGCGCAGAAGCGCTACATCGAGTGCCTGCACACACGCCAGTTCGCCACCCAGGCCGACGCCTTCTTCGTGGACTGTGGTCTGACCTACAGTGGCGCACCGACCTCCACGATCACCGGCCTAAATCATCTCGAAGGCAAGACCGTCAGCATTCTGGGAGACGGGGCTGTGATGCCGCAGCGGACAGTGAGCGGCGGTAGCATCACCCTGGATCAGCCGGTCAGCAAAGCGCAGGTCGGACTGCCCATCACCGCCGATCTGCAAACCTTGCCGCTGGCGATTGAGATCCAGGGCTATGGTCAGGGACGTCCTAAAAACATCAACAATGCCTGGCTGCGCGTATTCCAGTCGGGCGGCATCTTTGTCGGCCCGCGCTTTGACGCGCTCACCGAGGTCAAGCAGCGCACGACCGAACCCTATGGCACGCCACCCAGTCTCAAGACCGACGAAATCCAGATCAGCATCACTCCGTCATGGGGACCGAACGGTCAGATCTGTATCCGGCAGACAGCGCCGCTCCCGCTGACGCTGACAGGCTTGTCGCTTGACATAACCATCGGAGGATAATCATGGCTGGCTTTGGTAGTTTCGGTATGGGGTTGCAGATTGTCGGCATGGCCAGCTCGGCAATTGGCGCGTACTACGGCGCGCAGGGACAAAAGCAAGCGCTCTCGGCCCAGGCCGAACTCGACAAGATCAACGCCCGATCTACGGCCATGGCAATGAATGGCCAGGCCGATCTGGACCTGATGAATGCGAAGGCCGGCTTCGAGTCTATGCAGTTCGGTGCCTCGATGAACATGCTTGGCACCGAGCGCAATATCTTCGACGCCAAGAGCGGCGCGGCGCTGAATACCCTGAACGCGACGACAGCGTCAGCGGCCACCATCCTCCAGGCCGGCACCCAGGCATCGCTCACGTTGACAAACGCCTACGGCCGCGCCGCGGTGAACGAGATCCAGGCAGGTATGCAGAGCCAGGCGCTCGACGTGGGCGCGCAAATCTCCCAGATGAATGCCGGCTTGCTCGAGCTGCAGGCCCAGTCGACCATGCTGCATGGCGAGTGGCGCGAACAGGATTCCCGCCTTCAGTACGCCCAGGCCAAGAGCCGGGCCACCGTGCAGATGGCGCGCGGCAACCTCGATCTGAGCGAGGGCACGCCGCTGCAGATGCGGGTCGGCATCGATGTGATGTCAGAGCGCGCGGCCATCATGATCCAGCAGGACACGCTGATGCAGGCCTTCGGCCAACGCCAGCAGGCCTCCAACCTTCAGCTGGACGCCGCCCTCAAGCATGCCCAGGCACAGGGTGTGCTGGCGGTCAGCGCCGCGCAGAACAAGGCCGAGATCACGCTGGCCGAGGCGGCGGCATCCGGCGCCGTGACGCTCGCCCAGCTGCAGGCCAACGCGATGACGCAGCAGGCCGCGCTCAAGTCCGCCCTGACCGACATGGGCGCCGAATTCGACCTGAAGATCGCGCAGTCCCAAAGCGACTGGACGGCAGCCATGGCGCACGCGGGCATGCTGCAGGCGGAGGCCGCCGCGCAGTACAAGCACACGATGGCCGACGTGCTGGTCAAGAACTCCAGCGCGGCCGCCGCAGTCAAGACCGCCCTAGCCGACGGCATCTCGCCCGGGATGGCCGCATTTTCCTCCATCCTCAGCGGCGCTGGCCAGGTGGCAAGAAATTGGTACCCCACTGACAAAGCAGGAGCGTAAGCATGCCCCGCATCCCAGCAGACAACTACATTCCCATGGCCGACGCCGGCGCCGTGCAGCCGTTCCGGCTCGATTCCGGCATCTCGCCAGACCTTGCCGCAGCACCAGGGCGCCAAATGCAGCAGGTCGGACAAGGCCTGATGAATATGGGCGGCGAGGTATCGCGCATCGCCATCGACTTTCAGGACCAGATCAACCAGTCCCGTGTGCTGGACGCCCGCAACCAGCTGGCCCAGTTCAAGGGCGTGCTGGCCGACGATCCGAAGGAAGGCTATTTGTCGCGCATGGGCCTGGATGCCTTGAAACCCGAAGACGGCAAGAGCCTCGCCGATGTCTACACCGACCGATATCAGCAGCGCATGGACGAAGTGATGAAGGGGCTGGACAACGACCGCCAGCGCCTCATGCTCAAGCCGCACGCCTCTGACATTGCGCTGCAAATCCAGCAGGAAACCCAGAAACACGCGCTCGGCCAGTTCCGCAACTACCAGCTGTCGAACCTGGACGGTCAGCTCAAGCTCAACGTGGACGATGCGGCCCGTAACTGGAAGGACCCGGTGGCTGTACAGCGCAACCTCCTGCAAGCCCAGACCGCGATCGCCAACGCGGGCGCACTCCAAGGGAAGGCTCCGGCGGAAATTGAAGCACAGGTGCGCATTGCCTCCAGCACGGTGCACGCCAAGGTGCTTGCTGCCGCACTGGAGAACAACAACCCCCAGTATGCGGACCTGTATTTCCAGACGCACAAGGACCCGATCTACGTCAATAGCAAGAGCCAGGTAGTGCCGAAGGATGATCCTGACGCAAGGATGATGGACGGCGGTATGCGGGCCGACGACATCTTGCACTTCCAGGGTTCGTTGAATCAAACCCTTGATAGTGGCATCTCGCAGCGAGCGATTTCAGCCGGTGTAAAGAAATATACCTCGCAATTCGTCCCTTCCGGCTTAGACCGTCTCACTTCGATCGTCACCGGTCTCGAATCCGGCGGCAAAGACATGACCGACGACGGCAAGCCGTTGACCAGCGCCAAGGGCGCGAAATACGCCATGCAGGTCATGCCCGATACGGCCAAGAATCCAGGCTTTGGCATTCGGCCAGTAGCGGACGACACGCCGGGCGAATACAACCGCGTTGGCCGTGAATATCTGGGCAAGCTGGTCGAGAAGTATGGCAACGTCGCTCAGGCGCTGGCCGCCTACAACGCGGGCCCGGGCGCCGTCGATAAAGCCCTCGCCGACAAGAAAGAAGCCTGGCTGGGGGCCATGCCCAAGGAGACTCAGGCCTACGTCACCGACGGCATGAAGAAATTCGGTACCGGTCAGGGCGCACCGCAGATGCCGACCGAACAGGAATTCGTGGCCGACATCATAGCAACCCTCGGTCCATCACCTCGCCCGAGTCTGCTGCAACAGACCCGGATTGGGGCAGAACACCAGTACGGCATCATCGTCAAGTCGATGAAGGAGCAGGCCGACGGCGCTTACCAGAACGTTCTGCGTGACGTGGTGGCCAAGGGCGGCGATTTCAACCAAGTGGACGCCGGGCTGAAGATGGAGCTAATGCGCCTGGACCCGAACAAGTATGACGACGTTGTCAAATTCTCAAAAACGATCGCGGACCAGGCCGCAGGCAAGAACGTCGAACTCAACCCCGCCGCGCTGAACGCCTCCATCTTCCATCCCGAGCGCTTGGGGGCCATGAGCGACGCCGAATTCCTGCAGTGGCAGACCAGTAACTTCCCGCGCACCCAATGGGACGATGTCGCCAAGCGTCGCGAGGACTACCTCAATGGCAAAGTAGACGCTTCCGCCGGCGGCATCAACCACAAGATTCTCGACAGACTGGCATCCGAGCGCCTTGCCAACATCGGCATCAAGCCGAGCCCAGGCAGCAAGGATCTGGCCGGCCTGCAGCAGGTCGACAACATCAAGGCCTTCCTCGCTAAAGGCGTGCTCGAGCAACAGGCCCAGCTCGGCCGAAAAATGACCGAGGACGAAATGAGCCGATATGTGGATGCGACCTTCTCCAAAGACGTGAACTTCCGCACGTCCTTCATGGGAATCTCGACCGGCACCAGCTCGCAGAAGATGCTGACGATGAAGGTCAACGACATTCCGAGCGATGTCTACTCCAGCATCAAGAAGGCCTACATCGACAAAGGCATCAAGAACCCGACCGATAGCGACATCCTGCAACTCTACTGGCGTATGCACAAATGACCGACAACACCTGGTACGACAATGCCAAAGGCCTGCTTGAGAACGATCAGGCAAAGCAGATCCGCAACAACCTGCAGTTCAGCCTGGACGCGAATCCCACGCAGGAAGCCGGTCTGCGCCAGCTACGCGACGCCACGGGCATTCCGATCGAATCGATCCGCGAGAACGAAGGCAGCGTGCGCACGGCGGCCACCCTGAGACAGTTCGATGCCGATGGCCTGGTGCAGTCCACCCCGCACACGGCCAGGCTCCTGACCGATCAGGACAACACCAAGCTGCTGCACGATGCAATCCCCAACACGCAAGACGTGGAGATGGCGGTGGGCTTGCCTGAGCCGAATCTCGGACAGCGCATATCGGCCTGGTTGCGTGACCGTTTCGGCGTGAACGAAGCGGAGCAGGCACGCGCTGTCATCGAGCTGCAAGCGCGCAAGGAAGGCGTGAGCGTTGACCAGTTCAAGGCTGGTATGCCCGGGCGCGGCGAAGAGGTACTGCGCCAGTTCGGCAGCAAGCTGTATCACTACGGCTCGTTTGGCTTGATCCCCGACGTAGCTGGTGAAGCACAGAACACATCGGGCGCGATAGCCGGCGCTGGCGGCGCGCTGGCGGGCTTCCTGATGGGTGGCCCGATCAAAGCTGCTGACTATGTGATGGAGAAGGCCGGCGTCGAAGCCTTCGAGCACGTTGCCGGTGAATCGTTCGCCAAGGCGCTGGCCAAAGACGTGGGTGTCCAATCCGCCAAACTGGGGCTGGCCAGCGGCGCGGCGGCGGGCGCGGCCCTGGACTCCCCTGACATCGGTACCGGCTTGGCCAAGATCGCCGAAGCGACGAAGTCGGGCGCTGAGACAGGTGCGGTATTTGGCGCCGCTGGCCGCCTTCTGCCTGGTGAAGGCATCCTGCAGGCGATTCCCCGCTTCCTGGGTGTGACGGCAACGCTCGATACCGCCGCCGGCAAGCATCCCTTCCAGGATCTGGAGAACTGGGACAAGCTGACGCCGGCGCAGCAAGGTGACGCCCTGTTCAACTGGGGGCTGAATGCCATCTTCACCGCACGCGGCGCTGGCAATGTCACGGGCGGCTGGTTCAAGGACGCGGCCAAGGCCGAAATCTCCAAGGAGGATCTGGGCAAGCTGCAGCTGGTCAGCCAGGTTTCCGCCGCCAGCGCGCTACGCGAGCGCGACCCCACCCTATTCCGCCAGTTCGTCAGCGACATCACCGCCGACAAGGAAGCGCCGGACCTCTACATTGATGCGCACAACTTGACCAAAGCCTTCGCGCAATCCGGCGTCACCGCCGCAGACCTGAACAAGACCATGCCCGACGTGGCGCGCCAGCTGGACGAGGCAGCAGCAACTGGCGGCATGGTGTGTATCCCTATGGCGGACTACGCCACGCACCTGGCCGGCACTGAGATGGATGCCCAGATTCTGCCGCACATGCGCACCGATCCCGAGGGCATGACGTACCACGAAGGCCAAGTGTTCTTCCAGACGCAGGTGGAACAGCTGCAGGCCGAAGTAGCCAAGATCATCACCGAGAAGGTTACCGACGGCGCCTTGCAGCTCTCGAAAGAGGCAGTGCACGACCAGGTGCAGGAGCAGATCCGGGCCACGGGCCGCGTGCGCGACGAGGTGGCGAACGCATATGCTTCCCTGCACGCCAGCTTCTTCGAGACGCTGGGCGCGAAGTTCGGCATCAGCCCGGAAGAAGCGTATGCCAAGCTGGGCGGCGCACGCATCGTGGCGGAGGACCTGGGGCGCGGATTCTCCCAGGGCGAGCCTGGCGGCACCGGCCCATTCGGTCCGATCTCGACCGACTTCAAAGGCGATGCCGCCGGCGCCATTGAGCACCTGAAAGCGCAGCAGGATGGTGAAGCGACTGGTGCGCTTTACCACCCGGAAATTGGCGACATCGACCTGGTATGGGGCAAAGAAGGCTCAAGCCGCAGCGACGGCTATGGCCTGGCGAAACTGGTGAAATATCACCCCGAAGTAGTGGATGACCTGCAAAACATCCTGTCTTCCATGATCGTCAAGACACGCAGCGATAACCGCGTGAATCTGGAATCCGCAGATCACCGGGCTGGCGTGCGACTGACGTGGGATGGTGAAGCCAAGAAATGGCTAATGACGGCGTTCGAGAAGCGGAAGGAGGGAGGCCCAACCGATACTAGGACAGACACTACCGGTTTCGAGGGCAGGGATGACACAGCTAGCCCCACCGAGGCCTCGCATGAGAGTGTAGTCCAAAAGCTGGACAAGTTCTACCAAGACCAGAAAACGCAGCGTGGCGCCTACGCACCAGCCGAGCGCACCATTTCGTTGCTGAAAGATGCTGATCTTTCAACTTTCCTGCACGAATCCGGCCACTTCTTCCTTGATACCTACGACCGCATCGCCCGCATGCCAGATGCACCGGCCGAGATCAGCCGCGACTTCCAGACCCTGATGGACTGGTTCGGCGTCCCAGACAAGGACGCCTGGAGCCGCATGAGCCTGGACCAACAGCGCGAATCGCATGAGAAATTCGCCCGGGGCTTCGAATCGTACCTGATGGAAGGCAAGGCCCCGAACGTCGACATGGCCAGCCTGTTCGCCCGCTTCCGCACCTGGCTGCTGTCGGTGTACAAGAATTTGACCGGCCTGAACGTGAACCTGATGCCAGACGTGCGCGGTGTGATGGACCGCATGCTGGCCACCGAAGACACGATCCGCGCCGCAGAAGCGGTGCGCGGCTTTGATCCCCTCTTCCGCTCCGCCGAAGCCGCTGGCATGACGCCCGAGCAGTTTTCCGAATACCAGGCGCTGGGCGCCGACGCCACGCGGCAGGCTGTCACCGAACTGGCAGCCAAGTCGATCCGCGACATGAAGTGGCTGGCCAACGCCAAAAAAGGCGCGCTGCGTGAGATGCAGGCCCTGGCCGCTGCCCGCCGCAAGGAATTGAAGGAAGCCGTGACCAAAGAGGTCAACGCTCAGCCGGTCGAGCGGGCGCGCCGCTTCTTCAAGTACGGCGAGCTGGATGAGCAGCCGCACACAAACAAGGATCGTAAGGCCCTCGACACGACCGCTGGCGGCAGCACGAAGCTGGATATCGATAGGCTGAAGGGAATGTACGGCGACGGCCCTGCCGCCCAGTGGCGCTATCTCGCGCGCGGCAAGAACGGCATCGCCGGCGAACGCGGGATGGACCCCGACATCGCCGCCGAACTATTCGGTTTCAAAGACGGGCGCGATCTGGTGCAGGCATTGCTGGAATCAGATCCCAAGGCAAAGATCGAGGGCCTGACCGACCAGCGCATGCTCGCGCGCTATGGCGAGCTATCCACGCCGGAAGCCATCGAGCGCGCGGCCGAACAAGCCATCCACAACGAGGTGCGCGGCCGCTTCGTGGCCACGGAGTTCAAGGCGTTGAGCAAAGCCGCCGGCCCGGCCCAGTTGATCGCCCGTGCCGCCAAAGCCGCTGCGGAATACTCGATCGCCGGAAAGGTGATCGGCGCCCTGCGTCCGGCCATGTATACCGCAGCCGAAGCCCGTGCGGCCAAGAACGCCGAGAAGGCGATGGCGGGCAACGATGTGCAGGCCGCCGCTGTCGAAAAGCGCTCGCAGCTGCTGAACAACCAGCTGGCCCGGGCCGCTCAGACCGCACTGGCGGAAGTGGCCAAGGGCGTGTCGTACCTGAAGAAGCTGGATCGCCCCAGCGTGCGCGAGAAGATCGACGTGGATTACCGCGACCAGATCGACGCCCTGCTCGAGCGCTTCGACCTGCGCAAGAGTGTGACCAAGACCGACATTGCGCGCCGCGAATCGCTGGCCAGTTGGATCGAACAGCAGGCGGCCAGGGGCCTGGAGCCGAACATCCCGGAAAAGCTGCTCAACGAGTTGGAACAGAAGCACTACCTGCAGATGACGGTCGAGGAATTCCGAGGCCTGGTCGACGCGGTCAAGTCCATCGAGCACCTGGGCCGCCTCAAGAACACGTTGCGCGACAACGCCAGGATGCGCGACCTGAGCGAAGTGGCGCAGGAGGCCGTGGACGCGATGGCCAAGCTGCCACAGCACACGCCGGACAGCAACCGGGGCCTGACCCGCATGCAGGCGTCGTATGTGAAGCTCAGGTCCTGGGGACGCACCGCGCAGGCCGGCATGCTGAAGATGGAGCAGATGATGGACTGGCTGGATAGCCGCAATCCGGACGGCGTGTTCAACCGAGTCGTGTTCCGCCGCCTGGCCGACGCCGGCACGCGCGAGAACGACCTGCGCGTTAAGGTGAAGGCCGAGATCGACAAGCTGCTGCACTCGACGCTGGCCGACGTGACGAAGGATGGCGAGAAAATCTACGTCGCCCCCGGGCTGGTGGACGGCTTGACCGGCGAGCCGCAGAAATTCACGAAGAAGGAAATGCTCATGTTGGCCGGGAATATGGGCAACGAAAGCAACGTGGCTAAGCTGATCGCGGGCGAGAAATGGCCCGAACAGGCAGTGTGGGACTTCCTTGACCGAAACATGACGAAAGCCGACTGGGACTTCGTCGCCGGCATGGGCCGCGCGCTGGAGTCGCTCTGGCCGGAACAGGTGGCCATGAGCCGCCGCCTGGGCAACAGTACGCCGGACAAGGTGGAGCCGCGCCCATTTACCACGCGGCATGGCGACTATGAGGGATGGTACTGGCCGATGATCTACGATCCGGCCCGGGCCCAGGACGTGGCCGAGCGCAGCGCGAAGAAAGGCGACGCACTGTTCGAGAACACGTACAGTCGGGCCAACACCGACACTGGGCGCCTGAACACCCGTAACGAGAACTACGCCAGGCCGCTGCTGCTGGAACTGGACGCCCTGCCGCGCGTGATCATGGACAACATCCACGACATCGCCTTTCGCGAGGCGATCATCGATGCGGACAAGTTCCTGTCCCACGCGCCCGTGCGCGACGGCATTGTGAAGGCGTTGTCACAGGAGCACTACGACCAGTTGCGGCCCTGGCTGCAGTCCATCGCCAACGACGGCAAGCTGGGTGACGATGGCATGCGCGCCCTAAAGTTCTTCAACAGCCTGGCAAGGGGCGCTCGCACGCGGGCAACCATGGTCGGCCTGGGCTACCGTATCTCCACCATGCTTGTGCACGGCGCCAGCGCGGGCATGGAATCGGTTGCCGAGTTGGGTACCGTTTGGTTCGGCAAAGGACTGAGGGAGTTCAGCAACCCGAAGCAGTGGGCGGCCAATCGCGACTTTATCTTCGAGCGCTCCGGCGAGATGCGCAACCGCATGAACGAGGTCGACCGCGACATCAGGGAACACCTACGCGAGATTGAGTTGCGCATCATGAACCCGGCCACCGGCGCCTACGCGCGCGCTACGGATGGCATGAAGGCCCACGCCTACCAGGGCATCGCTATGCTGGATATGGCTTCGGCACTGCCGACGTGGATGGGGGCGTACCTGAAGGGCATGACGTCCAAAAAGGACGGCGGGCTGGAGATGAGCGAGCAGGACGCAATCTACTTCGCCGACAAGACTGTACGAAACGCTCACGGCGGTACCGGCGTCAAGGATCTGGCGGCCGTGCAGCGCGGGCCGGAGTTCTTTAAGCTGTTTTCCATGTTCTACACGTTCTGGAACCACAACATCAACCGCATCATCGACACTGCACGGATGGCGAAGGAGCTGCCCGCCACCTTCCGCTCCGGCGACAAAGTGCAGTTCCGCGGCGACCTGGGCAGCGTTGTGATGCGCACGCTGATCTACACGTTCGGCGTACAGATCATGCACCACATGCTGCACCCGCCCAAGGATGACGCCGAGGAGCAAAGCTGGTTCGCGTGGGCGGCAAAAGAGATCGGCCTGGCCGCCACCGCTGGTATTCCCATTGTCCGCGATCTGGCCGCGCACTACATCGCGGGGAAAGACTACTCGGTCACGCCCGCCGCCAGCATGGTGGACGCCGTGGGCCGCTCGGGGCAGGACATATGGAACGCCAGCACAGGCGATCAACCGGTCAGCGACAAGTGGCTCAAGCACACCATCACGACCGGCGGGTACGTGTTTGGCCTGCCGACCGGCCAGGCCGCCAGCACTGCGCAATTCCTATGGGACGTTGAGCAGGGCCAGCAGCACCCCGAGGAAATCGCGGACTGGTGGCGCGGCGTCGTGCACGGCGATATGCGGCAACACTGAAGGGGTGCCCGTGCTGGCGGGCCTCGCGCTGAGAATACGCGAAAACGAGGCCCCCTATGACCATCTCCAGCTCCACCGCCAAATCTGGTCCCTACGCTGGGAACGGCGTCACCGTTGTGTTCGCGATCAGCTTTGCCTGCTATGCAGCGGCGGATCTGACGGTCGTTCGCACCGATCCCGCCGGTGCCGATACTACGCTGACGCTGGCCACCGACTACACAGTCAGCCTGAATGTTGATCAGACCAACTCGCCAGGCGGCACAATCACGATGACAGCGGCGCCGGCTACGGGCTACCAGGTCACAATCCTGCGCAACGTTCAAATGACGCAAGGTTCCAGCTTCCCCAACCAAGGCGGCTGGTATCCGCAGGTTGTCGAGAAGGCCCTCGATAAGCTGACGATGATCGTGCAGCAGCTGCAGGAAAAGCTGAGCCGGTCGGTCACGCTGGGCGTTACGCAAACCGACCCGACAGCGGTTATCAACGCGATCACCACCGGGGCGTCAGTCGCAGCGGCTAGCGCTGCAAGTGCCACCGCAAGCGCCTCGTCAGCAGCCAGCTCGGCCACGTCGGCTTCTGGCAATGCCACGTCAGCTTCGGGTAGTGCGACTGCTGCTGCATCCAGCGCCTCCGCTGCAGCGGCAAGCGCGGCCTCGGCGAATGTCGGCGATCACGAAGTGGTGATAGTAGGCGGTACAGGGATGGCGTCGACCAATACAGCCGTGCGCGCACTCACGACCATCCAGTCCTCTGTTGGTACAGCCATCACGGGCGCTGTTAGCGCGACGCTTGGCGCCTCTTGCACGATTAACCAGAATGGGCTTTACGCCATTTCTTATACGGACACCCCCACCTCGCAAGGCTGGCAGGGTGTGTCAGTCAACTCCAATCAGCTCACAACGAACGTTTCTTCGATTGCCGATGCAAATCGTCTTGCAGCCATTAATCCCCTGGGTAGCACTACGAACAATTGCTCAAGAGTGGTACGGCTTTCAGCGGGCGATATTGTGAGGCCCCATGCTTATCCTGGCGCTACGTTCACCAGCACAATCGCGGCGGCGCAGAACATCTTCAGCATCAGAAAGGTGGGCAACTAAAATGGCCGAACCTACCAGCTCGACGATTGGCATCGCCATTGCTGCAGGCACGATTACGCTCTCCGGCTCGATCCTCGGTGTGCACTACGACGCCTTGCTCGCCGGCTTCTTCGGCGGCCTGGTCTCGTTGTCATATCTCCCCGCCATGAGCATTGCGCGCATCGCCGGCACCGTGATCGCCTCCGCGCTGACCGCCGGCTTCTTCGCTCCGGTGCTCGCCATTGCCGCTGTCAACTACTTCTCATGGCTGGCCGGTACCGGCGACCAGATGCGGATCGCGACCGCCGCAGGCATCGGCCTATGCGCCCAGGTGGCCATCCCCGCCGCCTTCAACTACATCCGGAAGAAAGGCGGTGCAGAATGAATACCCTGCTACTGCTGCTGAACACGGCCGCCACTGCCGGCATCGTCTTACACGGGGTTTTCACTGCCATCAACGCCATGGGGCACGGTACCGGCCACGGCATGCGTCTGGCCTGGATCACACTCACCACGGGCGCCCTGGGCGTGCTGCTTGCCCCGCTGTTCGGCAAGGCTCAGCCGGGAGCCCACTGGACCTGCATCCTGATCGGCGCGGCACTGTACCTCGTATTCGACCGCAGGCGCGGCCCGCTCTGGAAAAGACCATGATGAGCGTCCAGCTGACCGCATTTCTCGACATGATCGCCTGGAGCGAGATCGGTCCCGCCCTGCTGGCCGTCAGCGATCGCGGCTACAACGTGTGCGTGGGTTCGACGGCCGATCACCCCATCCTGTTCACCGACTACTCGGTGCACCCACGCCGGCGCTTCGAGGCCAAGGACTCCGACGCGGCTGGCAGGTACCAGTTCATGGGCCGCTTCTGGGAGCCTTACCGCCTGCAGCTCAAACTGCCGGACTTCAGCGCCACCTCGCAGGATAAGTGGGCCGTGCAACTGATCCGCGAATGCCACGCGCTGCAGGATATCGAGCTGGGCTTCTTCCGCGATGCAGTGGCGAAGTGCCGCAGCCGCTGGGCCAGCCTGCCGGGCGCCGGCTATGGTCAGCGCGAGAACAAGCTGGCGGACCTGCAGAAAGTGTTTGTAGCCGCTGGAGGGCGTTTGGCATGAACCTGAGTGCCGTCGTCCCCCTCCCCTGTCGGATCGCGCTCCTGTGCGCGTTTGCGCTCGCCCTGGTGGCTTTCGGCTGGGTGAAGGGCGCGCACCATGTCCAGGCCAAGTGGGACGCCGCCGAGGGCACCAGAGCCAAGGCTGTGACGGGCGCCGTTCTGGCCCGCGTCGCCGAGAACAAGCAGCTGGCCAACAGTCAGGCCGCCATCAGCACCGCCATTCAGGAGACGAAAGACCATGAAATCGCTGACCTCAAGACTCGCCTTGCTGCTGCTGGCCGGATGCGCGTCGGCCCCGCAATCTGTGGAGGTGCAAGACCTGCCGCCCCCGCCCAAGCCCAAAGCACCGGAAGCGGCGACAGCGCCGATCCACCCCAAGGGATGGTTCGAGACGACGTTGATCGAGATCTTAAAGCGCTGATTCTGGCGGTGGAAACCGACCTTGCCACCGGTCGGGCATGCCAGGCTTTCCTGCACAAGAACGGCCTGGTACCGTAGGCCCTCTACTCTTCTTTCGGCTTCCGCCGCTCAATATCCACCCGCAAAGCCTCCATCTCTTGAATGCAGGCCAGCTGGTCCAACTCTTCCCGAAGCAACTGCGCGACCATGTTCGCCCCGTACTTCGGACCGAGCCCATGAAGAAATTGATCTGCCCTGAGCGCGACGGCGCGTAGCCGGGCTATGTCCCACAGCAGGGCAGGTATGTCCGCAGCGTCGCGTCGGTCTTTGATCGCGCTCAGCTCGGCCTTGGTAAGTGATGGTCTGAATCGGTCGCTCATGGCAAAAGTACTGTATCTTCATACAGTGTAACGCCAAGTCCGGGAATCTCCAAACGTGAAAAAAACTATCCTAAAAGATAAATCGACTATCTTATAGAATAAATGTCACATTATTACAACATGGCGTTGTCGATAAAACATGGATCTAAATCCACAAAATGTTCACTTTCGTGAATACAAAATCTGCATTTTGCCAACTCAGTACAATAATTCTGTATTCAAATCCTCAATTAAAACAATAGCTTGATTACGATCCGTGACAAAGACGCTTATTCTGCACTAGGCCCAAACTAGGCCCAAATTGGTCCCTTGCGAGACGACGGCAAATATTGCTATCCTCATCTCAGCGATTTAATGCTTTCGCTAATGGGTAAGCCCTAGAGCCATTTAAACGGGCCTTAATGAGGGCTAATTTCTTAAACTGTTATAGAGGAACTTGCATGGATCAGTCCACAGGGCTCGAACTTGGCCCATCTCATGCTGGCAAGACCTCCCCCGTGTCAGAAGATCTCGAGCTGCTGCTTCAGCTCGTGCAGTACCTGCGCGCATGGTGGGAGGAGTTTCATGAATCGATCCGTCGGCAGGATCTGGCGGCTTCGGTGAAGGTGCACGACGCGATGGTGGTAGCAGTAGTGATTGCGCGCGACTTGGCGCGGAAGCTGGGCATCACCCTGCCCGACTATACGGACATGGACTGGTCCGTTTCAGTGCCGCCGCCAGGCCGTGTTGGCGGCGCTGAGATGTGAAGCGTGCTGGCTCGCCGTCTGCATGGATGGCAAAAAAATCCGCACAAAGACAAAAAAGCCGCCCTGTTAAGGCGGCTTCGTTTGCGACGTAAGTCTTTGAATTCGTTGGCGGAGAGGGTGGGATTCGAACCCACGGTACGATTTAACGTACGCCTGATTTCGAGTCAGGTACATTCGACCACTCTGCCACCTCTCCAGGTACTGCTAGCAACGGTGGTCGCCGTTGAGAGCCAAGATTATAGCAGCGTTATCCGAAAATGGAAGAGCAAAATCTGCAAATCTTGAAAATTCTGATCAGGCAGCCGTCAGACGCTCAAGCCCACCCATATATGGGCGCAAAACTTCAGGAATAACCACGCTGCCATCCGCCTGCTGGTAGTTCTCCAGCACCGCAACCAGCGTACGGCCAACGGCCAGGCCGGAGCCGTTCAGCGTGTGCAGCAGCTCTGGCTTGCCTTGCGCGTTGCGGAAGCGCGCCTGCATGCGGCGGGACTGGAAGGCTTCGCAGTTGGACAGCGAAGAAATCTCGCGGTAAGTGTTCTGCGCCGGCAGCCACACTTCGAGGTCGTAGGTCTTGGCAGCGCCGAAGCCCATGTCACCCGTGCACAGCGACATCACGCGGTAAGGCAGTCCCAGCGCCTGCAGGATATGCTCGGCCTGGCCCACCATTTCTTCCAGCGCTTCGTAGGACTTCTCAGGGTGCACCACCTGCACCAGCTCCACTTTGTCGAACTGGTGTTGACGGATCATGCCGCGCGTGTCGCGGCCATACGAACCGGCTTCCGAACGGAAGCATGGCGTGTGTGCGGTCATCTTCAGTGGCAGCGCGTCGGCCGACACGATCTCGTCACGCACGATATTGGTCAGCGATACTTCGGACGTTGGGATCAGGTAGAAGGTCTCGCCCTCGCCTTCCGCGCCGCCCTTTTTCACCGAGAACAGGTCCGCTTCGAATTTCGGCAGCTGGCCAGTGCCCAGCAGCGATTCGGCGTTGACCATGTACGGCGTGTAGCATTCGGTGTAGCCGTGCTTGTCGGTGTGCGTGTTCAGCATGAACTGCGCGAGTGCGCGGTGCAGGCGTGCGATGCCGCCCTTCATCACGGAGAAGCGCGAGCCAGTCAGTTTGGTGGCAGTGTCGAAATCGAGGCCGAGCGCTGCGCCTACGTCGACGTGGTCCTTGACTTCGAACTCGAAGCTGCGCGGGGTACCCACTTTACGCACTTCGACATTGGCCGTTTCATCAGTCCCTACCGGCACGGATTCGTGCGGCAGGTTCGGCACGGCCTGCAGGAAACTCAATACCTTTTCCTGCACAACGCCCAGCGCCGCTTCATTCGCTTTCAGCTCGTCGCCCAGTCCGGCGACTTCGGCCATCACGGCGGTGGTGTCTTCGCCTTTGCCCTTCAGCATACCGATCTGCTTGGACAGCGAGTTACGCTTGCTTTGCAGTTCCTCGGTCCGCATCTGGATGGCTTTGCGTTCAGCCTCCAGGGCATTGAAGGCAGCTACGTCCAGCTGGAACTTGCGGGTCGCCAGTTTGGCGGCGACGGTATCAATATCTTTACGGAGCAGTTGGATGTCAATCATGGCATTGCCGGCTAATGTCTAAAGGGGCAATTGTACCAAGTTGACGCCACTTCTAACGAGTTTTACGCCTTCCGGCGCCATGCCATCAGATCAGTGCAGTTTTCTCGGCGGCGGTCAGTCGTTTGGCAGTGACCGTCACCACTGGCATTGGTTTCTCGGCTACGGCCACCACAGAATCAGCGGC